ATCAACATATCTCTTACACGCTGTAATGTGCCAAACCTGTGAGTCATTGAATAATACAGGTCCGTGCGGCCCCTGTATTGCGTCCAGAATAGGTTTAATAAGATTATCGACGTCATGGCGCGGTGGAATGATTACCCCTGCCTGAGCCTCTAATATGCGCTTTTTAGAGAAACTTTTTGGTATTGCAAAAAAACTGGTCATTTTTATTGATGTTCGAAACGTACTTGGACGTAATCTTCTTTTTTGCATTTCGACCCAAGCAATCTGTCTGACATTATTTTCGAACCGCTTTTGGTTTGGGTCGGAGTGAACGCGACCTTTTCCGAAACGGGGACGGGCTTTTGAAACAGGATCACCATGGATCGTTAAATTTAAAGTTACAACTGCCATAATTATTTGTGGCAGTTTTTTTGTCATTGCTCAAGGTGATTAAACTTTGTGTAAATAAAGTATTTACAAAGTAATAGGAATCATCATATAGTTCTTTTCAGAAGGGAATGGACTGAAGCGGTAGTATGGGACTACCGCAGTCCTCAACAAATGGAGAAAAATAAGCGGATGGAAGTTAAAAAAGCAATTAATGAACTTCACGATCTTCGTGATCAGATCGAAAGCCTTGCAAATAAATTCGCCAAAATAGTAGATAAAGAATTTCCGTTTTGGAACGATTACATTGAAACGCATGGTCTTTTACAACTAACTGATAGCACTTGTCCTTATGATATAAGCTTGAATACGTTTCTGAACGAATTGTGTAAACAGCACGGCATTAAAGTTTGGGACAATCAAAATGGATGGATGGATCAATTATGACAAAAAAAAATATCGCATCTCTCAAAAAATCTAACCGTCAAAAAAAAACCGTTAAATCAAAGGATAAAAAATTTACGTTTAATACAAGGGTAGCTTTGGGTAGTCAGAAAACCTATCAAAGAAATATGCCCGTTACGTTATCCGAAGCGCCTTGGGAAAATCAGAATGATTGAATTAGAGAGTCAAAATAAAGCAATACATCTTTTTTTAAAATCAGGCAAAACAATCACTGGAATGGTTGCGTTGCAAGAATTTGGGTGCTGGTCGTTATCAAGAAGAATTTGCGACCTGAAAGAGAAAGGTGTGAAAATTGAAAGCCAATGGGTGAAGTTGGCAAACGGCAAAAGAATAAAAGAATATTGGATGGAGAGGTAAATTCTCAATCCTGCAAGAACAGGGAAAGCTTGGTGTTTGAACCTCCACACCGATCTTTTTTTGACCCGCACGGGAAGGTAGGTGTTGGTGCACTTCGGGCCTGTAAAGCCTTCCCGAATGCGTAAGTCGTGAGTGCGCTAAACGTGTTATGGTTCATAGGACACACGTTAACCACGACAGTTCAAGCATGGTCTCCGTCATGTGATTGAACAGGCGGTGTAAGTTACGACGGCTTACACCGCTTTTTCTCTTACTTTTTTGCTATTATTGTAAATAAAATGTTTACAAAATAATTGGATTGGGTATAGTGATTCTCAGAGGAGAGACACAATGATTTCACTTACCAAAAAAACCGCAGCGCAATGGAACGGAAACGGTTTCGGTTCTTCTACAGCCGAATGGGTTGTCAAAGATCACGAACATATCGAAGTTTTTAAGTTGGGCTTCCACTGGATTGCAACAGATACAGCTCACGGCATGAACCGCAAAATCTGCCGAGCCGACACAAAATCGGAAGTCATCGCAAAATTATCTGCTGAACTGGCATAACAATAAGGAGAGTAGCACAATGGACAATCGTTTTATCAAAGCAGAATTTAAAAAAATATCACCTTCTTTGAGGGCGGGTGATAAAAAATTCTACATGATAACATTCAATGTCAAAAACCCTCGCACAGAGACGCCCATTTTACGGTTTATGGTCTGTTATAAAAACTTTCTGTCTTCATTTTCTTGGCATAGAAATAAAAACGGTGGCTATACCCAGTGGAATTTTCTCTGCTTTGGTGGCTGGTATAGGAGGCCGGAGCAATGAGCTATAACTGCTCCAAGTGCCGCGATACAAAGATGCACACATACACCCGTCGCGTAGACGCTTTCAGCGATGAGGTGACGGTCTATGAGCGCTGTGAATGTGATACCAGTATGTCGGATTACGAACTTCAAGACATCAAAGGAAAGCTGAACAGCCAAGTTATCTACAACGATGAAGAACAAAACGCAGCTTTGTTAGAGAAGTTGTTTACTGGGAGGTGCCAAAAGACCAAGATGAGGTTAGCAGCGCGATACGGGATTTACGCTTATGAAAATTGATAAACAAGACTGGGCGATCTTTGGTTTAGTGGTCGTTATGGCGGCTGTTTTTGTAATCGGTATCAGCGCAGGATGGTGGGGATGAATAGTACCATTACATCGTCATCAATTCATTGACATATGATGCAGATTAAACCATTATTAACAGTATGAAATGGCATAAATTGATACACGAACAGAAGCAGGAGCGCATTGCGCTTGTTCAAGAATCATTCGATGCAGGAATGTCGCTATCGGAAGCAGCAAGAAATCTAGGAATTACACGTCAGCAATTGCACGTTTTTTGCAAATCAAATGGAATAAAGAGTCGGCCTAGAAACAGTACCGAGATTATTGAAAGAAAATAAAAGGAAAGGGAAATATGCCAGAAAAGTGCATGAATTGTAAGAACGACGCGCTAATAATTCACAACAACCATGAGTTTTATTGTGGACAATGTTGGATGAAAAAGGAATTCCAAGATGCACAATCTTACGAGAGCAGATCACGCACTTTTACGTCATCTAAAGCGAGAGGAAGAACGCTGTTTGGACGCATATCTACGAACAGGTATAAGACATCCTAATGTTCAACAAGACCTGCATAGAGCGCGAAAAGAACTCAAAGAGTTTGTTAGAAGCTTAAGGCAAGAGGGCAAAAGAATATAAAAGTAAATCTACTCTCTTATTTCAAAATGAGGTCCATCTATAAACGGGCGACGCCCCTGAGAGCGCCTGAGATCAATGTAAGCGTTCATGGCTTCTTCCATTGTGCTGTCCCATGAGCGAATGTCATCAATGTGCCATGCGGCACCCCACCGAACAGGAACGGCAACAATTTTTGCAGCTTGTTTGATAGCATCGGCTAAATCATCGTACAAATTCAATTCCCAAGAAGCCCTAGAATTTATATATGCCATAATATCAATTGCTTTTCCCTCAAGGTGCAAACTTTTCATTGTTTTACTTGCGCCCTTTGCAACTAAATCTTTTTGTTCCTCAAGAGTACGGATTCCTTGAATCACACCAAAGTCTGTCTTGGTCAGTGTAATGGCCTGTTTTGCTACAGCTTGTAGCCTTTCATCGACACCTTCAAGCCTGTCAAGGCTTCGTCTACTTAGTTTAAATGCCATGCTTTACCTTTCTTACTTTTTCTCATGCCAGTGTACGTTTCTCTGGGTAAACCAAAATCCTTCATTATTCTCCGCACCTCTGGCTCAGAAAGCGTCAAACCTTCGTCAGCACACGCGTTATAATCATCCGCAGAATACTTCCACTTTCGCATCTTATACTCTTTTATGCCACCGAGAAACTCGACCATCCTCTTTTCTTGTGCTTTTTAAATCTATTCTAGGATCGATCTCCGCATCCCTCTTACACTGCGCCTCCCATGCCTCTCTATACAAATCTTCATACTGAATGCGTTTTTTCTCTATTAAACAATCGTCCATTATGATTTCACCTTCATATATTTTTGTATTGCCCGACCCCCAAACCAAAAACTGAGAACGGCAGAAAATAGTGCCGAAGTTTCTGGGTCCCATAGCATTGAAAGCGCACGACCAAGATCAACGCCTGAGTTCATCAATGCCATGAGCGCCGTGACTTTGATGGCACAAAAAAGAGCAAAGAAAACATAAGTGATAACAGGTCGAACAGAAGCCCGTAGTGCATTGACAAATCCACCGCCATCAAGTCCCATATCATGGCTATACAATCCCTTTACTTCTTCAATGTCCGCTTCCTTGTCTAACACCTGTATCTTTAACTCCGCTCGTTTGGACATCAAATCCATTTCAAGCTGCATTCTTTCAAGATTATGTTTGTGTTCCTGACCTGCTTTGAAATAATTTAATACCTCTGGAAGGAACGATGTTCCAAAGCCAAGAAGGCTCCCAAGCAATGCCATCATTTTGAGGCTCCATTCTTTTTACCATTCATCGCTGTAAAACCAAAATACGCTGCACATAAACCACTGACACTTACAATATAAATACTAGCAATATCTGTTATCAATCCTGCGGCAGCATCAAAACCGAAAATGGAACAAGCTAATATTACAACTGGGTATAAAACCATGCCACTTAAAGCAAACCAAGTCATGTGCCGTTGACTATCGCGTTTCTTATCCTCATCAACCATTTGACGGCGATGATCTTCTAGTTTTAACTTATCCCACTCATCTCTATTGATATTGCCATTTTTGTCTAAATCAGCTTTTTCGAACTCAGTCACAACTTTAATTCCTATCTTGCTAACCACACAAATCCTATAAGGCCGCCAACTAAGACAATAAACAAAGCAATACCTGCTGTCCACTCTGCGATAGATTGCTTGATCTCCATGCGCCTAAAGTCGTGTTCCCGTTTTTGCTTCCTAATCTGAGCCTCAATCCTCAAAAATTCTTGCCAATGGCTTGGGCCTAAGATGGCAGGGTGCGAAATCAATTCCCGCAAGTCATTGCGCATTTTTTCACTTTGTTTTTTTGCAAGGAAGACTTCAACTGCTTGCGCCTGCGTGCCTCCGCCTAGCGCTTTATACCAAGGTGGTTTTTCTGCCATTTTCTCAGCTTGGTCGATTTCAGCCATACAGCCAGCCCACTGTTGCAGCTGTTGCCCCATGTCTTGCAAATCTTTTCCGACCTGAACGCCAGCCTTCATAAATTTATACGCCGCCTGTGCGCCTGCGATTGCAACTCCTATTTCTATCATGTTTCATAGAACCTCGCTGGGCAAATGTAATCTGGATAGGCTATGTATCTTCTATCATACCATTCATAACTTGGACGGGGTTGATTGCAGTCGTACAAACAAACCTTATAAAGTCCAAAATAGAAACTTTGGCCATATAGCACAGCGACCAAAGTACAAAGCATTACATTCTCATAAGTACCGTGACTAAAAGCGCAATGATAGACGCAGCGGCACCAATGAGAATATTTTCAACCCGCTGAACACTTTTTTGCAAAGGCGTTATTTCAGTTTCTAATTTTGTTACACGCGGTTCAATGTCATCTATTCGATCATGAGCGGATTCTACAGTACGTTTGCTCATGCTATATCATCCTCAATGTCAATTCTGACAAAGCCATTGTTTGGGAAAGTTTCTGTCGTACCATCAACATGAGTGACTTCAAACTCTGCTAAAAATGATCCTGCGGTATCTGTATCGCTTGCTGACCAATTATATTGAACTATGCCATTCGTCGCAGGGATAATCACATTTGCTGATGAATTGGTTTTTACAATATCCCCACCGACAGGTTTCATATGAAATTTTACACTTGCGCCAGTAAGATTGATGATATTGTCACTCCCATCTTTTAATGTTGCTCGTAAAGCTGGAGAAGTATCATTTTGTTTGATATTAAAAGCCATTTTTTACGCTGCCTTACTGG